CCCAGACCGACAGGCGGTCGGCCGCGGCGGCGCGCATGGCCGTCTCGTTTGACCACAGGTACTCGGTGACGTCGTAGACCTTGAGCCCACCCATCGGGTACTGCGACGCGGGCGCCGCGCCGGTCGTGGTGCCCGACGTGCTCTTGATGCCGACCGGGCCATAGGTCAGGTTCGACCACGTCGCCTGCTCAACCGCCGGACCCTCGACGGCCTGCGCATCGGTGACCCGAAGCCGCTGGATGCGGGCTGTCGAGCGCGACTGCGGGCGGATGTCCTGCGCGCACCGCAGCGTCAAAAGGCCCTGCCGCAGCGTCAAGAACGCCCCGAAGCCCTGCAGGATGCCGGTCAGCCATTGTCCGCCGTCGGCCGGCAAGGGGTCGACGATGGCCTCGATGTCGTTGGCACCTGCGCTGCCGGGTGCCAAGGCATCATTCACGACGCTGAAGATGTCAGCGACGTCGACCTCAAGCCCATCCCGCAGCGCGTATCCCCAGTCGCGCGGGAGCACGTCATAGGCGCCGTTCCCGCCGCTGCCGGTTGACGTCAGGATGCGTGCCACGAACTGCCTGATATCCCCGTACACGAAGGGCACGAACTCGACAACCGACCCGATGGCTGCGTTGACGCGCACCGTCCCGTGCACGTCGGCGGTCGCCACGCCGGTCAGGCGGTCCGGTCCGGTCGCGATGCCGGTGTATGTCAGGTAGAACGCCTCAGCGCCCGATGCGGGGGTGACTTTGACGGCCCCGGTCCCGCCGGTCAGGCGCACCCCGGACGGCGGCGCGGCGGCGAGGCGCAGGGTCGTGTCGCCGACGACGTAGCCGACCCCGCTGATGGACCCGGGCGCGCGGTAGGCGCTGAAAAGCTGCGGCTCGCTGCGCAGGTCACCGTCGCCCCGCATCCGGCCGGCGAGGGCGTTGATCAGATCCCAGACCTCGCAGGTCAGCACGCCCCGGCCGTCGTTGGCGATCCCAGCGATGCGGCCCGCGGCGACCGGCTGATAGTCCGTGTAGGCCATCCCCGGGAAACCCATGCGCAGCCGCACAAGGTTGCCCCGGCGTAGGGCGCGCAGGGCGGTCAGCAGCCTGCCGTCACCCGGCCCGCCGACCAACACCCCGAAGCGCCATGCGCCGGCCTCGGGGGTCCATTCAATCGGGGCGACCCCGGCCGATCCGAAGGTCAGCGCGCCGATGTCCAGCCACGGGGCGACGGTCAGACCCAAGCCGCCCGACACCGCGACGTCGGCGGTGGTCAGGATGACGGGTGATCCGTCCACGGTCAGCGCGTAGATCGGCGCCAGCGCCCCGCTGTCGAGGCGCGCGCGGAAGTCAGCGGGCCATGTCACAGTCGCACCCGGAAGGCCGAGGCCACGAAGCCGGACGGCCCCGGTGCGCGGCCGATGGCTTGGTCAAGCGACATCGCCAGTGGGGCCGTGTGCGGCGTGGTCGCGCCCCCAAGGGTTACCCCGCGCAGGGCCGCGAGGTGCGCGGGGTGCTCGGTCAGGGTCATCGTCACGTCGTAGTAGAGCTCACGGTCGCTGCGGATCTCGGGCGTGTCGCCGGGCTCCATCACCAGCACAGGCCAGAACCCGTAGGGGCGGACGGCGATAGGGGTCTGTGCCATCCGTGACCGGATCTGCGTGGACAGCGTGACCAGCCCGACCGACGACACCGACGTCGCGATGGGCTCTTCGATGATGCCCTCGGGGTTCTGCGATTGGACGATGAGCCTGTCGCCTGACACCAGCGCCGCGGACGACTCCCATGCCAGCATCTGCGCCCCGCCCGACGTCAAGAACGACGATGTGCCCGGCGTGATCGCGCTGACGGTCCATGCCAGTAGGGCCTTGCCCGGGTCGCGGGCGAAGCCGACCGCGCCGCCGCGCTGCAGGTGCGAGACCAGCGTCCGCAGGCCGTACCGGTCATCCTCCGACACCGCCTGCAGGTCGAGGGTCACGCGCCAGCGCACGCCCTGCTGAACCCGCACCGCACGGCCGGACAGGGGTGACACCCCTTCAGCGACGGCCTCGACATCGGCCTGCAGGGCGGCCGGGTACACGTCGAGCGTCAACAGGCGCGCAGACCCGGGGGCGTACCAGTAGAACCGCGAAGCCATCAGGTGCCCCCCAGGCCCGTTGTACCACGGCGCAGGCCACCCGGCCTTGTCATCCTGTCGAGGTCTCGCAGGGTCGCGGGCACCACGTCGGGGTGGAGCGATGCGGCCTGGATGACCAGCGTCGGCCCTGCAGGCTGCGGCCCGCCTCCGCGGCGGCTGTAGGTGCGCGCATCGGTCGGCTGCCCCGGGCGCCCGCGGGGGTCTGTGACTGCCATCGCCGCATCTCTCATGGCGCGCAGCTCATCGGCGCGGGCATCGCTGACCCGCCGGCCCCGGCCTTGGTCGCCCGGGGTGAAGATGTCGCGGAGCCATGCGCGCACGCGGTCCCAGGTCTCTCGCCACCAAGTGCGCACGCCATCAGCGATGGATGCCGCGATGCCCCGGAAGCCGCCGATGTCGCGCCACCAACCGACGATGCCCCGGACGATGGCCACGGGCAACTCGATGACCAGCGCCACGGCGAGGCGCGGGATGATGCTGACGAGGTGCACAATCAGATCAGGGAGCACCTTCACGATAAGGTCCGGCACCAACTGGACGATCAGCGCAGGTAGGTTGCTTAGCCCCTTGATGATGCTCTGGATCTGCTGCACGATTGCGTTGGACGTCGCCTTGGCGCCATTCTCGCCCAAGGACTGCAGGCCGCTGATACCGGCTGCGATGGCCTCACCGATCAGCGGGATTGCTGCGGCGAGCTTGGCAAACATGCCGTCACCAGCGACGTTTCCGAGGGCCTCCCCCAGCTTTGCACCAAGCTTGGGGATGATGCTGGACAGGACGCCGCTGATGTCGCCCGCGAGTACTTGGCCGATCATCTTGCCGGCGTTGGCGGCCTTCTGGATGGACTCTTGGTACATCTTGCCCAAGATGGTCCCGAGTTCTTCGATGGCGGCGGCGGCCTCTGCCATCGCCTTTGACGTCAAGTCCTGCATCGCCGCCTGCGCCTGCTCACGGGCTGCCTCGGCTACCTGCGGGGCGCCAATCTGGGCCGCTGCGCGCTCGATGTCGAGCAGCTTGAGCTCGATGGCCTGAAAGGCTGTCAACGCGTCCTTGGGCGGCGCAAGCTGGTCAAGCTCGGCCTGCAGGGCGCGCAGGTCGTCAATCGCCTGCGCAGGGATGAGGTTCGCCACCGGCCCCAACGCGGATGCGGCGCGCTCGGCGTCCTGAAAGGCTTCCAACGCTTTGACGAGGCTGTCGTACTCGCGCCGCATCTCGGCGAGGCGCTTGGCGGCTTCGGCGCGGGACTTGTTCGCGGCCTTCTCGGCTTCGTCCTGCTCTTCGAGGGCTCGGTTGTATTCCTCGGTCGCGTCGATCCGGGCGAGCGCTTCACCCTTCTCGGCCTGCAATGCCGCCGACGTCTCTTCGGCGGCGCGCAGACGGGCGCGGGCGTTCTCGATCTCGTTCTGCGCAAGGACAACGCTCTCTGCCGACATGCTGTTGGTCAAGCCGATGGCGGTCTCTGCGGCCTTGATCGCAGCCTCCCGCGTGCGGATGACCTCGCGCTCCTTCTCGATGATGCCGGCAAGGTTGCGCTCTTGGTCGTGGTAGTCCTCGGCGAGCGCGTTGCGCGAGCGCGTGGCCGCGGCTTCGTGCTTGTCGATCTCACCGGTGAGCTCCTTGAAGGCAAGCGCAGCGTCGTCGTTCGCACCGCGGAGCCTCACCAGCGCCGCATGGATGCCCTCAAGCAAAGGGCGGGCCGCATCGGCGCGCGCGCCGGCCTCCTCCATGCGCGCGGCAAGACGTCCGGTGGCCTCGGCTGCCTGTTCGGACTGGTTCGCGAGGACTGCGTAGGCTGCGACCAACGCGGCGACTGCGACGCCGGCCGCAGCGACGACGGTCATCGACCCGCCCAGCGCGGCCTTGAGCACGTCGGCGGCCTCAGACGCGCTGCCGAGGGCGCCCGCGATCTCGGGGCCCTGTTGCATGATGACCATGAACGGGTTGGCGCCGCCGGCCAACTGCTGTGCGACGTCCGCGAGGTTGTAGCGCAGCGTCATCACGCGGCCGTTTAGGTTGCTGACAGACCCCGCAGCGTCGTCGGCTGCGTCGGCGGTCTTCTTGATCGCCCCGGGCGCACCATCGGGCGAAGCATCCCCGCCGGCGGTCCGGTCTGCGGCTGCCTGCGTCGCTGCGGCCTGTCCCTTCAGGGCCTCGGCGGTCTCTGCGGCCTGCTGTTCAAGGGCCGCGCCGGTCTTCGTGGCCTCGGCCTGCGCTTCGGCGAGGGCATCGGCCGCGTTCCCGGCGGACAGCAAGGACTTGGTCGCCTCATCGCGGGCCCTGATGACTACGTTGATCACGTCGGACATCTGTGGTCACCGGGCGCCGGTCAGCGCAGTCAGGAGGGCAGCGAGGGGGCTGTGCTCGGCGTCGTGGCGCTCGCCTGCGAGGGCGGCGGCGGCGTCAAGATAGAGCGCCTGCCACGGGCAGTCTATCCCGATGAGCGCCGAGGGGCGCACCCCGTACCGTCGCGCGGCGAGGTCAGCGGTCAGCGGTAGCCCCGGCTGCGCGGCCACGAAACGAAGCCACCAGCGCGGCCGCCTCCCGTGCGAAGCCTGTCGCGGCCTCAGCGCACGCCCACACGGTGCCCCAAGGCATCGTCTGGATGCCGACGGTCCCGGCGGCCGGGTCGTCATCGCCGGGGAGGACCACGCGCATCGGGGTCCACGTCACCCCGTCAAGCGACACCCCGTCGACCGCGGCCATCACGACCCGGTCGGCGGCCTGCGCGGCGCTGCGGAGGACCGATGCCCCGAGCGCCGACAGGTCAAGGTCCGGCGCGTTGGCGGGCGCCTTCGCGGCGGCCTCGATCTTCGCCAGCGCCCCGCCGACAAGGCCCTCCAAGACGCCGGCCTGCGCGGCCTGCCCCGGCGACAGGCGCCGGACGCGCCAGTAGAGCGCGGGGCGGTCGCCGTCGGCGGGCTGCATGACGGCGGTGAAGGGCACGGCAGCGGCGCGCAGAACGCTGAGCACGTCCGGCGCGGCGGGGGTCTGTCCGGTTTGGTCAGGCATCGGCGCTCGACTCCGCGTTGACGATGACGATGGACGGGAGGTCGTTGCTGGCGAAGGCAATCGACGTGGTCAGGTCAGCCATCGACCCGCCGACCGTTTCAGTCACGGTCGCCCGGCAGTCCTGCAGGGTGATCGTGATCGTCTTCGCGCCGGTCGCGGTGTCGGTGAAGGTCAGCACCAGATCGCCGGTCGTGTCGGCAGTCTCGGCGATGCGCGGGGCAAAGCTGTCCTTGTCGACGACGATGGTCGCGGTGGCCCGGCGGGGCACGCCCACGGACGGCTCGGCGCTGGTCAGGGCCCCGACCTGCGGGCGGCGGGTCGCGCCGTTGGTGATGACTGCCTCGGCGCTCTTGACGGTGCCGATGCTGCTACCACCCCACGTCACGACGCACTCGTATGCCTCAGCGAAGACCACCGACGGGTAGGACGGCGAACCGGCGGACCCGTCGGCGGCAGCACTCATGCCGATGATGTCGACGTTCCACAGCACCTCGCCGCCGGGGGTGACTGACAGGCCGAGGCTGTTGATCTTGCACCCGGCGTTGAGGATCGACCGGCCGCTGTCGCCGTAGATCTGCTCAATCGTGAGCGAGGGCAGGGCCGCGGCCGGGCCGTAGGTGTGGGTATAGGGGCCGGTGCCAGACGACGCGGCAGCACCGAGGGCAGCGCGCATCAACAGCCCGAGGCCGCTGTAGGACGCGGGGATGGTCAGAGCACCGCCGACCTCCACGCTGGCGACGAACTCATCCTTGACGAACCCACCGGTCCCGTGCGACAGGCGGCCGCGGACGTTGCGGGTGCGGGTCGAGGTGAGGGTCGACCCGTTGATCGGCCAAGACTTCGTGCGGCTGACGGCCGTGCCGGGGGTGACCTCGACGCCGACCATGACGCCGGAACCGCGAGCGCTGTAAGGGACTGCCATAGGGGCCTCCGGAGTGTCGGTGGGGGTCTATCAGATCGCGGGGGCGATGCCGCGGAGTTTCAGGTAGTGCCGCTCTTCGGTCAAGAACCCTGACCAGCCGACGCGGAGGACCGCGAGCCCGTCGCTGGCGTTCTGGACGTTGACCAAAGCGCGCACGGTGTGGCCGGTCTCATCGGTGAAGAGGCGCAGGTTCGCGGCGAGCATCCAGTTGGGCGCGCTGGCGTGGCCGCCGGTCGTTGCGACGTAGAGCCAATCGACGTCCTCGAAGACGTCGCTGCCGTTGTAGTTGTACCCTGCCTGAAAGCGCAGGGACCAGCCAAAGACCGCGTAGATGTGCCGGAACTCGTCGACGCCGACCACGGCGGTCTGCGCGGGGGTCGGGGTGTTGGAGCCCGCGGACTGGCCCCACGACGGGCTGTCCCAGAGGATGGCGCGGCCGGCGGGCATGATGCGCCCGGCCTCGGCGTAGGCGCCGACGGTGTTCGCGAAGGGTCCGGCGGACGGGTCGACGGCAACCGCGGTCGCGGGGCTGTAGTACAGGTAGATCGTGCGGACGGCGCCGGCCGGGGCGGTCGCGGGGACGTCGATCTCGAAGTCGAAGATCCCGACCTTTGATGCGTAGGTCCACGTCGCGCGCTCATGGGTGATGACTGACCCGCCCGCGGTGGCGAAGCGCACGTCGTAGCCGTTGCTTTGGACCGTCTCCCAGAAGTGCGCGAGGTCAGGCCCCAAGGTCAAGCGCGCCACAACCGCGGCGCCGCCGGGGGTCGCGCCGGTGGTGTCGCACGTCACAGCGACGCGGAAAGCGTAGTTTGCACCGTTGGATGCGGTGATCCAAGCCATTACGGCACCGCCTGCCACTGCCATCGGACAGTGAGGATTGCGGTAGCGCAGCCCACGGGCACGCCGACGTCGGCGGCCGCGGACGGCGCGGTGAGCTCACCCAAGACCACGTCCCGGACCATCGCCCCGAGCGTTCGGTCGGTGATGGTCGCGGCGCGCACGCGCTGCCACAGACCCACGGCGGCGATGTCGCGGGCAAGGGGGGTGTCTGCCGTGCCCTGCGCCCACATGCGCAGCTCGAAGGTCGTCACCGTCTCGAAGCGGGTCAGGGCCGCGGGGCCGTTCGGCGTCGAGGACGTCGTCACCATCCGCCATGCCACACAGTCACCGGTCACCGGGGGGCGGTCGGTCGCGCCGTAGGTCACGCGCTCCGCGGTCAAGCCCGACGCGGTGAGGAGCATCGTCCCCACGGCGGTCAAGACGTCGGTGATGGTGGTATCGCGGTCAGACACGCTTGAGCTCGGCGGTGATGTTGCGGGCGAGGACTTTGGGCAGGTCGGCGGCGGCGCGGTCGGCGGCGGGGCGCAGGAAGGGGCGCGCGCGGATGGTCACGCTCTCCACCAACATATACCACAGCGCACCGGACGGCCGGTGTTTCAGGAACAGCCGACCTGACCGCGACTTGATGACCGTGAACAGGCCAGCGCCAGACTGCCGCAGGGGCCCGCCGAAGCGGTCGACACCAGCGGCGGTGCGTGCAGGTGGCAGGGGGATGCGGAGGTATCGGCTGCGCTTCGGGGTGACGGTCGCGCCGTATTCGTGCGTCCCAGCGTAGCGCACCGACGCCCCGCCGTTGACGCGGCCGCCGGCGCTGATGACCGCCTCGGGGCCTTCGGGGGTGTCCCGCACGGTCCCGGCGATGGAGCGGCGCAGGTGCCCGGTGCGGACGTTGAGGACCGTCGCGGCGTTGCCCTTCGCGTAGCCCTCGCCTCTGAGCGCCACTTCAACCATCGTGCGCTGGACTGCCGCGCGGAAGCCGCCAGCGCCCATGCGCTTGATCATCGCAGCGGCCTCGGCGGGGGTCACGTCAGACCACCGGGATGGCGTAGCGGGCGATCATCTGGCGCACAGCGTCCGGCATCGTCTCGGGGCGCAGGGACGTGGAGATGCCGGCCTCGCTGACAGAGGTCCGGCCTTGGCCATGCCGCAGGTCGAAGAGATGCCGGGTCAAGACCGCGACGGCGTGCGCAAGGTCATCGGGCAGGGTCGCCCATCCCGCGGTCACGACTGCGCGCACAGAGCGGCGGGTCAGCGGCAGGGGCGGGTATGCCGGGGCGATCTCGATCATCGACGTCCGGGCGTCGAGGGTGTAGCCGGCGCTGTCCCGCAGCGTCGACGCATCCCAGACCCGCGAGGTGGAGACGTGGATCGAGGTGACGGCGGTGATGTTGGGAACGCGCACCAGCAGCGTATAGCCGTCCTCGCTGACGACCACTTCGGGCTCAATCAGGGTGTAAGTCGTGGACCCGAGCGTCGGCGCGCCGTTGTCCGGCATCGCAGAGCAGACCGCCGCGGCGATCATCGCGTCGGCCACGTCGATCAGGGTCTCGATCTTGGTGTCTTCGGCCGTCCCGGTCAGGCCGGGGATCTGCAGGCGCGCGGCGGCGGCGGTGATCACGGGCAAGGCGGCACCCCATACGGGTCGGTCGGTTCGGCGGGGCCGTCCGGGGCGTCGGGGTCGCCCGGGGCGCGCTGGGGCCCCGGGGCGGTGACCAGCCGGCGCGTGAGGTACGCGGGGCCGGCCGGGGCGCGGCCTACGGCTGCGTAGGCGCGCGGGAGGGCATGGCCGGGCGCCGGGCTGCCTGCGACCGCGGGAGCGGCTGCAGGGGCCTCAGCGCCCGGCAGGGCGGCCCCCGCCGGCGTGGGGGCGTCGGCGGGGGTGCGGGGCATCAGACGCGGACCTCATCCACGTAGAGCGAGTAGCGGCCGTAGATGGCCACGCCCGACGCGGTGACGGCCTTGTTCAGCTTGATGGCGGCGCCCGGCGCGATCTCCATCGCGGTGCCGACCGCACCCGACGCGAAGGTCAAGGCAATCGGCGTGGTCGCAACAAGGTCGCCGGTGCCGCCGCTGCCGCTGGTCCGGGTGTCGAAGCTGTGCAGCGTGGTCGCACCGTTCGCGAGGGTCACCGTCGCGTAGTTGGTGTCGTTCGCGGTGACGGCAGCCTGCGGGGTGAAGTACCCGCTGATGATGCGGAGCTTCACGGGCAGGGGGTTGGTGAAGACGTCGCCGGCGGCGGTCCCGGCGGCGATGCCGGCGGCGAGGATCAAGTCCACCTGCCGGATCGAAGGGGTCGACATGGGGTCACCTCTGTATGGTTGGGGCGGTGGATCAGGAGGCGTTGTAGCCGTACACCACGTTGACGGTCGACGTGGCGCTGAGGGCCGACAGGTGGTCGGGGCTCTCGAAGGCGTAGCGCCCGGAGGCCACGAGGATGCCGGTGTTGGTCAGGATGTTGGTGTCGGTCTCAAGCCGCAGGCCCTGGCGGGTGCCGAGGATGTAGCGGTCAAGGTCGACCATCACCACGCCGCCCTTGGTGTTGTTTCCGGCGGTGGCGCTGTGCAGGCCGTCGGTGTGGAAGGCGCCGGTCTCGGAGCCGGTGCGGCCGAGGGGCCACGCGCGGATGACCGGCTTGCCGCCGACGGCGCCGACCTGACCGGTCAGGATCGTGGCCTGCGGGCCGAACTTCTCCAGGGTCGCGATCTGGTCCATCACGCTGAACTGGGCCAAGATGTCCTGGAACGACGCGAAGATCGCGACGCGGCCGTTGTTCTGACCGACGCCGCCGCTCATCTTGGCCTGCATGGCCTGGATCTTCGCGAAGGTGTAGGTCGACGCAAGGTCGTACTTGGCGGTCGCGCCGATGTCCATCGCCCGAGCGCGAAGGCCCAGGAAGGACCGGCGGTGATCGAGGCTGCCGCCGACCGCGCTGCCGCCCGACGGGCTGCCGACCGGGAAGACGCCCTCGGGCGCCCAAGCGGTGAGGCTGTCCTGATGGGCGGTGTTGGTGTCGCCGTTGATGATGCCGTCGAAGAGGCCCAGAGCCATCGCCTCGGCGACCTGCGCGCGGGTCTCGGGCAGGAAGGCGATGATGCTGTCCATGTCAGCGTTGCGGTCGTAGATCACGGCGCAGGCCATGTCCTTGACGCCGTAGGACAGCTTACCGGTCGCCATCGCCGAGTTGATGAACTCGGCGGCAGCGCTGCCGGACGCCGCGCCCTGCAGGTAGGGGCGGGGGCGCGCAGTGCTCACCGGCGAGACCATGTTCTTGTCCGTGAGCGTCTTCTGGATGAAGAGGCCCACCGGGCTGTCCATGATCGCGGCAGAGGCCACGCGCAGCATCTCAGGCGACATCACCTCGGAGGGGATGAAGTCGGAGCCGTTGCCGGCGCTGACGCCGAAGACGCGGTTGATCACGGCCATGCCGTCGTTCGCGAGGCCCATGCGCTTGATGCGGTCAGCCATGCGGGCGAGGGCCTCGGGGGCGTGCTCGCGGGCGTCGCGGAGGATCTGCGCGCTCGACGCGCGGGAGGTCGAGACGCCGCGCAGGGCGAGGCGGATCTGGATCGCATCCCACAGATCCTTGACCTCGCGGTGGGCATCACCGTAGGTCTTCGCGCTGGTCAGCAGGCCGTCGACGTGCTCGCGGTGGATCTGCCCGTCGAAGCTGTACTGCCGCACGGTGGGCAGAAGCTGGAGCTCGGCATCGCGACCGAACTCGCGGACGAGGTTGCCGGCCGGGCCGTCGTAGGGCGCGGGGGTGTTGGCGATCTCGCGGACCTTCAGGCGGGCGATCTCGGCGTCGAGCTTGGCGACGTCGGCGGCCTGCCGCTCTTGGGTGAGCTTGACGTCGTTGACGTTGCGCTCGATGTCCGCCTTGGCGGTGTTGATGGCCTTGCCGACGAGGACGTCGACCTGGGCCTGGAGGGTGCTGCTGTCGGCCATCGTGGCCTCCTTTGGGTGGATGACCGGGAGGGCCGCCCGGCGCGGGAGAGAGGGTCAGACGGAGGAGGTGGAGACGGGGAAGAGGGCAGCAAGGGCGCGCTCGATCAGGTCCAGCGCGTCGGCGTCGGCATCGACCGGCGCGGCCCCTGCCTGGGTGACGTGCGCGGGGGTCTCTGCGGACACGTCGGCCGGGGCGGGGGGTTCGGCGTCGTCGGAGGACCGCTGCGCGATTGCGTCGGGGTGCATCGGGGTACCGACGATCGAGCACTCCATCAGCCGTGGCGCTTCATAGACGTAGCCGCGCTGGGCCCAGCGGGGGTCGTCGGTGGGGTACTTGCTGCGGTCGGTCATCTTGCCGGGGATGAAGCCCACACTGCAGGCATTCAAGACGCCCTCGGCAAGCTGCCGGGCGACTGCGCGGCTGGTCTCGGTCGCGTCGGACGGGACGAAAGCGCCGGTCAGGGCCTTCACACCGGGGGCGACGTCGGTCACCGACAGGTCGACCCACTTACCGATGGGGAGGCCCCAACTGTTGTGATTGAAGAAGGCCACGGGGTTTTGGCTGAACCGGGTCAAGTCCCAGTCCTGCATGACGAGGTCCGACGCCTCGTCGGGCGTGCTCATCGACATGACGAAGCGGTAGCGCGGGGGTTCGCCGTCGTTGGTGTCCGGCTTCTCGTCACCCATCGGCAGGGCGCGCAGCATGACCGACCGGAACAGGGGCGCCGGCTCGATCTCGCCGGGCTGCAGGCCACCGGCCGCGCGGCGCTCCACGAAGGCGCGGCGCACGCTTGCAGGGGTAGCGATGACCGGGGCGCACAGCATGGTGGTCAGTCCTTGAAGACAGGCCGGGTCGCACACCGGCAGTTGATGTCTTGGCGGGCGATGCCGAAGCCGCCGGGGGACGGGGCTCGGGCCCCTACGTCTTGACCCGACGGTATCACGAACATGCCCCCGGGTGCAACACGTTGACCATGACAGCGGCGATGGGAGCGGTCCGGCTCAACAGGAAGGGGGGCGCGCACCCATTCGACCTCGAAGTCGATGCCGAGGTTGGCCGCCTGCCCATAGGCCAAGTCGGTCCCGGCCTGCAGGGCGCGGTTGGTTTCGGTGCGGGCGATGGTCAGAGCCCGCGCGGCGCTGAAGGCTTGCGACGACCGGACGCGCTCTTGGATGTCGCCGATGGACTCGCCAGCGGTGATGCCGGCGATGACTTCGGCCTCGATCTGGCGCTTGGTTGTCTCGTTGACGCGGGTGACCTGCTCAGCCAACAGGCCGGGCGTCGGGGTCAGGGTCGGCTCCCAAGCGATGCCGCGGCCATCCGGGGCGGTCAGCCATGCCTTGAAGAGCCCCCATCCGACCTGCACAGTCGCCCCGATGACGTTGGTCACAGCCTCGGCGATGGTCAGGGCCTCGGCTGCGACGCTGAACAGCGCGGCGACGTCATCGGCGATGAGCACCCGGCGCACCGGGGCGGTCCCGGCGGGTGTCAATAGGCCAGCGCGTACACCCCGGGCTGCGTCAATAGCCCCGAGCCGGGCGATGATGCGGTCGCGCTGGGCACGGAGGGCCCCGGACCATGCGCGGAGCACGGCGCGCTCTTGGGTGCGGCGGGCCTTGCCGACCAATCGGCGCGACCGGGCGATGGTCAGGCGCGGGGGCTTGCCGGCAGCGCGGGTAACCGGGGCGCGGCGGGCTGCGCGGCGCTTCGGCTTGCGCGCAGCCATGATGGCATCCCGGCGGGTGCGCGCCCAGCGCCGGCCGGCATCGCCACCCCAGAGCAGCCAAGCGATCCACTGCGCGGACGGGTCGGAGCGGTCTTCCCAGCCCGCGGCGGTCTGTTGCGCGCCGTGGCGGGCGAAAAAGCTGTGCATCCGCAGGATCGTGCGGTCGCTGAGGTTCGCGCGGTTCGCGA